ATATTTTTGTCAATTTTTTTTAGAAAGCAATGTATAAATTCAGATAAATATACAATTTTCGTCTCTCCGTTTTGTGCATTTTAAATAGCTATTTTATTCTTTCAGTTCACTTTCAATCCGTTTACTGCCATCAAAAAAGAAGGACATTTTCAAGATTACCATCAGAAAACTGTCCTTCTACTATACAATATTTATACTTGATTTTTATCTGTTTCCTCTGATAGATGTTCGTGAACCAATCGCCGAAGCACCTCCTCAGGGCTATCTCCTCTTTTTTCAGCATAATCTCTAATTCTTTGAATCGTCGGAGCATCCATAATAATCGGCTTATATTTCTCCGGAAATGCCCAGCAGCAAGCCCTGCAATCCTGCCTGCAGTTTCGACAGGCAGTACTTTTGAAATTGTTGCACTCATCACAAAGAGGCTGCCAGTTTATCGTTTCATCGCTTCCGCCTCTCAGCCTCGGAATCTTGTGATCCTGCTGAAATCCAGTTGTCTCCGGAGTTCTTCCGCATACCGCACAAACCCCTCCATACCGTCTTCGTATTCTTTCCCATTCCAAGTCATTCAGATGTCCCCTCGGATGCCGCTTTTCTGATATTTCAAGGCTAATTAGCTGATACTTATTTCCACTCTTCACAATTCCGAGCAGCCCCTCTTCTCCTTGCAGCTCTCTCATCCGTCGGAAGGGATCCCGGTATGGGCTGCCTCTGTATGCATCAATCGCTTTCCTTATTTCTTTTTCAGAAACAAGAGGACCAGGTATCCCGTGTCCGACCGGCCACAAAGTTTCAAGAATTATGCGATAATACGCCTTGTTGGCTTTGCTTGGGGAAACAAATCCTGTACAAGTTTCACATATCCATTCATCTCTGTCACGCAGTTCCGGAGAAGGATTTTTACATGGGCTCTGTGTAGGCTGATGACAGACCCGGGCGCGGCTCTTCTTACGAATTTCCATCATTTGTCAACCCCCCCCCTTGAATTAAAATCAGACTTGTATTCTATGATTCCTACTTTGTCTTATTGCCGGCAAAACAAAAGCTCGTAAAGATGGATTTTTGAGAAGCTCCGATCAGATTTCCGTTGTACATGTACTATTTCTTGATTTTGAGTTACTACAAAAAGTCGGCCATTTAACACAAAAATTGAACCTATCCAATACACAGATGATACAATATTTTCCCTCCGGAGTCTACACCCCGGAGGGATTTTCTTTAGTTCTTCACGATCCGGATCTGTACCCGATCAATCCCGATCCCATAGATCCCAGCGTAGGCATCCGCGCCCGTGCTGTACTGGCTGGACCAGGAAAGCCATCCGGTTCGGTCGGTGAGCTGTACTCTGACTTCCGCATGATATCCCGGTTTATTGACAAGCTTTACCTGGATTCCGTCGATAACGTGTCCATAGATTCCTGCGTAATCATTCGGAGTCTTTCCGGATGCGTCCGTCACCCACGGCAGCCACTGGCCTCCCCTCAAGTGTACCCGGTACTGTAAATTTCCAACTGCGGACTGGGAGCCAACTGTATACGCTTTCAGTCCGGTGACCGCCCTGCACGGAATCCCTGCGTAGCCGTCGGAACTGACATTATTATAGTTTGTCACCCACGGCAGCCATTGCCCATTCACATATGCCTGATACCGGACATTGATTCCGGATGCGGACACAGATCCTCCAGTGGACGGAGCAGACGGCTTGCCGGATGTACTGGAACTTCCCGTATCCGGCGGCAGATCTTTGTCCCCGGCTACCATGCTCTTGAAAGAGCTCCATGTTACCGGGTCGTCGTTCAGTACAAACGGATTCGGACAGTATTTCCCGACCACATCATAGTGCCGGACCACACGGGACAGGGGAACATTGTACTTCTTCATCAGCCCCTGCACCAGCTTCACTGTGCTGTTGATCGTGGCGTTTTCAAAGTACCAGTCCTTGGACGTATCACTCCGGCTCCCGGACGTCCTTACACACATCTCAATATTGATGCTGTTGTAGTTGGTGCATTTCCCATAGACGCTTCCTCCCTTTGTGCCTGGGTATTTGTTGCCGCCTACCGACCAGGCCGCCAGACTGTCAGACACACTCTGCCAGACCTCTCCGGAGTACCCGACAAAATAGTGGGCGGACGCCCCACGGTATCCAGTTGAAAAATAGGTCGCATTGTTTGCGGCACTTCCCGGAGCCCCGGTATAATGCACTACGATGTACTTGATCCCGTTCCCGTACCGGCTGGACGCATTGATGGTCTGAAGCTTCTGGTTGATCGGCAATCCGTTGATGGACGCCGCCTCCGCCCGGATCGGCGGCACCACGACCATTGTCCCAAAAATTAGGGTACAGAAAAGGACGGCTGCCAACGCAACCGCCCTTCCTCGTTTTAGTAATTTATTCTTCTTCTTCCGCATCTGCTTCATCCCCCTTGTGCTGGAATCTCCAGAACAGATCTGCCACATAGGTCCAGCCTTTTGTTGCCACCAGCGCCAGGACAAATCCGATCACGATCATGGCAATGACAAAGTACCATGTCACCGGGAAGCCCGTCATATCCACATAGGCAAAGTACCCCACCAGGGTAAACGCCACAGACAGCACCAGAACCTGTAAATCGGTCGGGATGCTGCGCAGTCCCGGCAGTCCTTTTGTCACCTGGGTAATCACAACGGTCAGGAAACAGATGACCCCTGCCACAAAAATCAGGAGATTGAGATTCTCCATCACCATTTTAAAAATATCCAACTGCATCGCTTCTACCATAAGTCATTCCTCCTTTTATTCACTTTTTTCCAACTTATCAATTCTGTGATGTGCTGATTTAACGGACTGCTCCACAGCCGTGATCCGGCTTCCATGTTCAACGATTTCCTCCCTCAGTCTGTCAACATTTTTTGATGTTTCCCGTACATCAGAGGCAATATTATCCAGCTTTGTACTGATTTTAGTATTCAGTTCCGCTCGTTTCACTGCATCATCTATATCTGTTTTTTTGCTGTTTTTATTGCTGTAATATACTGATGCCAAAAATCCCAACAGCGATATTATAAGCGCAATCCACTGAGTATTCATACCCACTTCTCTCCTATCATTTTTTGCACAAAAATAAGACCGGTTCACGGTCTCGCTCTGATCTCCATATAAATGCCCTCCTACTCTTCGACTTTCTTCCAGTACGCCGGATACTCGTCAGGGTTCCAAACAACTGCCACTCCATCTGGTGCGATACAATCATATTTTTCGCCTTTCCAAGTAATGCCATCACCCTTGTAATAAGCGTCATGCGCTCCTGTAGGCTGTTTATATTCCGGGTACTTGTCCGGTTCTGGTTCCGGCTCCGGTTCTGGAATATCTGTCCCGCCCTCTTCGAGAGCTTTCTTGATTGCGTCAACATCCTGCTTTAATATAGCGACAGTGCCGATCGTCTCATCTAGTAACTCTCGTAATTCGTCAACCTGAGACGGCAATCCAGCATAGCTGTTTTCCGGTGTCGCCTTTTCCCTTGCAAGTGCGATCAATTCCGTTTCCTGCTCGTCCGTGATATCTCCCCGGACGCAATTCTTCTTAATCTTGTTAAGCATGTCCGACAACTCATAGTCCCCGGACAAGATAACCTGTTTGATAATCTCATACATATTTTATACCTCCTGCAATGCCTGTGTTTCCAATGCCGACAATCTTGCGGCTGTTGCGTTTTCCAGCTCTTCCAATGCAATTTCATTCCTCTTGGCCGTGCAATACGCTGTTGTGTTTAAAGCCCCGTCCTCGTTTCGTGGCAATAAAAACTGATTCTGGATTTCCGCATCCGACGGAACACCGACAATCGTCAGCTCCGTTTCCTCATCACATGCCATGATGCTGTATAGGGCTTTCATGGCTTCGGATGAAAGGGGTTCTTCGGTTGGTGTGGCTAGTTCATAGACACAAGAAACCGGATTCTCTTGTAACCACTCTTGAAATCCGGCTATAGTATTATTGTCTAAGTATCCAGATTCAAAATATATATTAATGTCGTTTCCAATCCATATCGATGGCGGTTCAACAGAGGTAGCATGTTTAAATCGATTTGATACTATATCGGCATTTACTTTCTTTTCTTTGTATTGACTAGTATAAAATTGATTTGTGTTGGATTTACCTTGCACCCAACCCTCATCTTCCGAACCATCGAAAACCTCCTGTTTCCATTTCCTTAACAGCTTATACTCCCCATTACGCCTTACGATCTTATCCCCCTCAAACAGCGGATAATCGACAGGGATATACGTTACGTTGGACTGATAAGGGACGAATTCGTTAGTGGGTTCCGACAACCCGGCATAGACATTTGTAAATATCGCATATGCGTCAGCATCCACCTGCGACGATCCGTCATTTACATACATATTTAAAGCCAAATCAGATGCTTCGTTTGTATCCAAGTCATCTGGTATTTTAACACTCATCACCTGTCCGGCCTTGCTATACGAATATGTTAAATAGGTACGCACGGATGTATTACCCTTTATCGTCATTAACAACATTCGGGGATTATAATTACCGGATCGCTGGATAGCATCAGCTTTGACGTATATTGTTTTTCCTAAAAACTTTTTAATGTCACCTAAAACGAACCAAACTCCGGGAGCTGACCTGCCGTCTGTAGTCGGCCGTATTGTTACTTGGTTGTCAAAAATAGTTTCTCTTCCGAAGCTGTATAGTATTTCTCCGGTTAAATTAAGCAAATTCTTTCCCTTAGATTTGACACATACGGCGTATTTATCATTGATGGTTACGGTAATGTGTTTGGCTGATGCAACCGGGATAGGCTCGCTAACCGGATTAATTACAATGTTACAATATGTGGTATCTTGTGGAGCAACGCCTTCAATTTTTCTGACGCCAACCTTATTTACTCGTGATATAAATGTTCCATCGGATTTATAGAAAAATATCGAGATACCTGATCCATTAATTACATTTTCATACTCAAATATTATTTTATCACCCGGCTTACATGGAATAGGATTTTTGTTACAAAGTGCTACGGTGGCAGGCTTAAACGTTCCATCCGATACCTGGTAATATCCCTGCAACAACTCCCCATCAAAGAATCCCATATCCCCCACACCATGAACAATCTGAGGATAGTCAGGATTCGGGGAAGGCTGTCCTCCAGTGTAGGGTTCAATCGAAAGAGGAGAATCCCCTTTATTTATCATCGGATAAATCTTTATATTGCCATACTCACCGTTGGCAATATAACATTTTATAGTAGTATCTGTTTCAAATGTGTATGGTTTGTTCCATAAATCGTCGCCGTTGACTAATGTGTGAAAAATTTTATCTTTTTCATTAAAATAATATGTTCCAGCGCTTAATTGTATAGTAAAATTACGATTGCTACCGGTAATTTCTCCGTCAAGCGTTACGCTTCCATCATTATTACACGTGAGTACTTTAGATTGAATTTGTGATGATAAAACAGTTTTCGCATCAAACAACTGTAACCCTTTTGTCGTATCCTGTTTGATGTACCCCTCAATCTGTTCCGGGATGGCGTTTCCATAGGCGGTAGGACTCGCTTTCACCGTATC